TCGATCGCGACGGGGCACGGCGACACGTTGGACGACCTGTTGGGCGAGTTGGAGGCTTACGTGCGGGCATGCAGACGATCGACGACGACCACATGTTGATCGACCTGTCGTCTTGCCGGGAGGTGGAGGGGGCGCAGTCGGTCGACGAGGCGGGCGACGCGCTCGTCCTCCGCAAAGACGCCGGCGGCGAGCGGCGGCAGCAGACGGTGCATCTCGGCGCCAACGGCTGGCGGATCGTCAGGCGGGGCCGATGAGCAACGTGCTGGGCCTGGAGGCCCACAGCGAGCGCGAGGCCCTCGCCAACCTGCTCGATGCGCTCTCCATAGCGGAGAACGCGGCGCGGCAGATGGCGCTGGCGACGGAGGTTCCGCACTGGATTATCGTCGCCGGCAAGTTCCGCGAGGCGCGCTCGATGTGTGTGGCGTTGGCGGGGCGGTCGTATGGCTGAGCCGGACGGCGTCGACTACGTCCTGGAGAAGCTGGCCTCCTACGCGGACGACCCGCTCGGCTTTGTCGGGTGGGCCTTCCCGTGGGGCGAGGATGAGCTGGCCGACCGGGCCGGTCCGGAGCCGTGGCAGGCGGCGCTCCTGCAGCGCATCGGCAGCGGTCTTTCGGTCGACGACGCGATCCTGGAGGCGGTAGCATCAGGACACGGCGTCGGGAAGCTGCATGGGTACGACACGGTCGTCCCGACGCCTGTTGGGATGCGTCGTTGGGGCGATCTCAACGAAGGCGATTTGGTATTTGGCGCGGACGGTAAGCCGACCCCAATCATTGCCTGTAGGCACCATACGGATGTTCCGATGTATCGCGTGTCGTTTGATGACGACAGTTATTGCGACGTATCGAGCGGGCATCTTTGGAATGTGCGGGGGCGGCAAGAGCGCCGGAACAATTTTGATGGTTGGCGCACTCTTGAGACGATAGCGCTGGTTGATGCTGGCGCGAAGCGCCCCAACGGGGTGGCGCTGGCGCGGCAGTGGGAGATTCCCGTACAGGAGCCGGCGGAGTTTGCGGCGCGCGATGTATCGATCCACCCGTATGTGGTGGGGCTTTGGTTGAGTGATGGATCGCGCGGTCAGCCTCGGATCACAAAGCCGTTTGCTGAGATTTTCGAGAAGATAGAGTCGCTGGGCTACGATGTGGTGTGGTGTAGTCAAAAGACTTTCCACATCGGGGGCATGTCCCGCAGCATGAAGGATGCTCCGGTGTTCGGCAAGTGCTCACCGGAGCGGTACATTCCGGACGATTATAAATACAATTCGGTCGCCAACAGGATGGCGCTATTCGCCGGGCTTTGTGATGGCGACGGAGAAGTGCATCATACCGGCTCCATTGGGTATTCGACAACGTCTCGCCGGCTGGCGATGGATGTTATCTGGCTGGCGCGCTCGTTGGGGTGCAAGGCGCAGTTGCAGCCAACGGCAAAGTCGGCGGGTTATCGGGATAGCGACGGCACTTACATTGAGTGTCTGGACTGCTATCGGGTAACCATCAATCTAACCTTCAACCCGTTTACGATCGAGCATCGCCGGGCGCGGTTTAAGTGTTCGGAGCGCCGCTATCTCACGCGCTGGATCGACAGCATCGAGCCGATCGCGCCCGCTGATGGGATGTGTATCGAGGTCGCAAACGGCGATGGGCTGTACCTGGCCAACGATTTCATCGTCACGCACAACTCGGCCCTGGTGTCGTGGATCATCCTGTGGGCGATGTCGACCGCGGTGGACACAAGAGGCGTCGTCACCGCGAACACCGAGACGCAGTTAAAGACGAAGACCTGGGTCGAGCTGGCGAAGTGGTATCGCCTGTTCATTTGCCGGGCGCTGTTCCGCCTGGAGGCAACGAGCCTCTCCTCCATCGACCCGGAGCACACGCGGACCTGGCGGACGGACATGGTGCCGTGGAGCCAGCACAACCCGGAGGCATTTGCCGGGCTGCACAACCAGGGCCGGCGGGCCTTTATGGTGTTTGACGAGGCCAGCAAGATTGCCGACATCATCTGGGAGACCGCCTCTGGTTTTCTCAGCGACGCCGACACCGAGCGGCTGTGGTTTGCCTTTGGCAACCCGACGCGCAGCCAGGGGGCGTTTCGCGACAAGTTCCAGGAGGGCTCGGGCTGGCACACGACGCAGGTTGATGCGCGCCAGATCGGCTTCACCAACAAGGCGCAGATCGCCTCGTGGGGGAAAGCGTATGGAGAAGACAGCGACTATTTCCGCATCCGCGTCCGGGGCGTCTTCCCCCGCACGGGAGAGTCCGAGTTCATCAGCGCCGCCATTGTGGCCGAGGCCCAGGCCCGTGAGGCCGGCGGCCAGCGTTTCGACCCGTTGGTTATCGGGGTCGACGTTGCCCGGTTCGGCGACGACGAAAGCGTCCTCGTAGTGAGGAAGGGTCGCGACGCCAGAAGCATCCCCGCCACCCGCCTGCGCGGCCTCGATACGATGACGCTGGCGAGCCGGGTCGTCGAGTTGGCTCAGGCGCTACGGGCGGACGCGGTGTTTATCGACGGCGGCGGGGTTGGCGGCGGCGTGGTCGACCGATGCCGGCAACTGCGGCTCAACGTGCATGACGTGCAGTTCGGCGCGCGGGCGGATCGCAGCGACATCGTCACCGAAGGCGAGCGCTACGCCAACAAGCGGGCCGAGCTGTGGGGCTCTTTGCGGGCCTGGCTGGTGACGGGGGCGATCGAGGACGACCGCGACCTGGCGGCGCAGCTTGTGGCGCCGACCTACGGCTTCAACGCGCGCGACGAGATCCAGTTGGAGCGCAAGCAGGACATGCGGGCGAGGGGCGTGGCGAGCCCCGACTGGGCCGATGGCCTGGCGCTGACCTTTGCCTATCCCGTGATGGCGAACCTGGATGCGGGTCACGATGGCCCGCAGAAGCCGCTGGTGGAGTGGGAGTACGACCCGTTCAGCAGCGAGCGGCTGGTAGCGTAAGGAATTAGAATTTTGATAAAGGCTTATCCCGCTGCGCCGGCCTTTATGTACGGCCCGGTCGCCGATGTCGATCCGCCATCGGGTTCCGTCTACACCTATCTCGGCCCGACGCTTGGCACGGGCTGGGCCGCGGTCTCGCTGGACAACCTCGTCGGCCCCGGTGCGGACCCCGGCGACATCCTCGTCTATGACGACCCCGAGTGGAATCCGGTATCCCCATCGGACATGCCGATAACGGCCGAGGGCGGCCTCTATGGCCGTTCGCCGGCCGCGCGTGCGGCCGACTCGATCAACGTCAAGGAGTTTCACATCGGCGACGGGATCGCCGATACGCCGGCTGTAACCGCGTTTATCGATAAGCTTTCCGAGGGCTATACGCACGGCGGCCCCAATATCGCGGCGACGGCACGATCGGGTCGGGTGCCTGGAGGGATTTTCCAGCCTGGCACGATTGCGGCCGCTGCCCTGGTCGCGGGCGACGCCTACACGATTGTCTCGCTTGGGTCGACCGACTTTATCGCGGCCGGTTCGCCTTCCAACGAGGTCGGGCCCAACTTTGTCGCGACCGGCACCGGCAGCGGGACCGGCACGGCGCGGCCCTTGCTGCGGTCGGATCAGTATAGCTGGACGTTGGGCGGCGCCGGGCCGGTCAGCCAGCTGCGCGACATCGGCATCGAGCTCGATTACAACCGCTGCAACCTCCAAAACTTCCACCTGATCACCGCCGGCAGCGGCGTTGACGATCCTGGCGCCGGGGTCGATATCCGCTCCGGCTCGAATTTTATATTCAACGTCGATATCAACGACAAAGAAGTTGGCATCAAAAACACCACGGCTTTTTCCCCTGGCGGGTTTAGCAGCAACAATACGATCCTGGGAGGTTGGTTGCGCGGCAACAAGACTGCCGTAAAAATGGCGCAGAACGATTTGCGTCTCGCGTTTGTCCGCGTCGGCGACAGCACCGACTGCGGCATCGACTACTACGACCAGGGCGGCAGCCACACGATCGGCTGCAATATCGCCGGGGTGCACGGGCCGGCGCTGCGGTTTCGCGGCAAGAACTTCGTGTTTACCGGCGACACGAACGGCACTGCCACCGTCTCCAACGTGTCCGACTTTTCCGGCCTCTCGCTCGACGACGTGGTCGGAGCTGGCGCAACGGGTATCAATTTTGAATGGAATACCCGTATCGTCGGGATGAACGAAGGCGCCGGGACGGTGACGATTGCGCCGCCGGCAATCAGTACGGTTGTCGGGCTGTCGATGAGCATCAAGAACTCTCCGGTCGAGAGTTTTTGGGTCAACAACACGCTCAACTGCCCTGACGGCGCTAACTTTCTGGTGTCCCAGATCCAAAGCATTGTGTCGGCGGCTGCCGGGGCCAGCATCCTCGTGACGTTCGCGCAGCCGCATTATGGGGTTGTGGTCGGCGAGGCGCGGTGCCGCATCACCGGCACCGGCATTGCGTCCTACGACGACGAACTGACGTTC